GAGCGATGGGCTAAAATAACATCAATGCAGCAAGGTAATAATAATTTTACTACTGAACTTTTAGCTTTTTATATGCGATCGGTCACTTTAATTATACATGGAATGACTAATTTACAACCATTTAATCTGATTAGTGTTTCTGGTGTATTGCCTGCTTTAGAGGGGATATACATAATAACCAATTTAACCGAAAAAATCACACCTACTGATTTTCAAACAATTATAGAAGGTAAGTTGTTAAAGAGAAAAAGATTAGTTCGTGACGCGCCGGATGTTTTTATATAATCTTAAATTTTTATTAAAATTAAAATGTTACTATATTTAAGGGAGAATTATGAAATATTGGGGTGAAGATCAAGAAGCAGCGGTTATTGAATTTAACACTAATGATGATATAGATCAGAAGCATCAAGTTTTTGTAAAGGTTATAGATCCAGCTTTTCGTAAGCTGGTGGAGAACATTTATTATACTTATAATTTTAACAAAATTTTATGGGATAGAGAACAAATTGAGCATGAAGTGATGGCTCATCTTTATGAGAAGTTAGGAAAATTTGATGTTACAAAAAATAAGAAATCTTTTTCTTATTTTGGTACTATTACTAAAAATTGGATGATTCAACGATGTAACGCTGATAAGAACAAAAGATTTATTGATGCTGACAATCAAGATATGATTGTGCAGAACATTAGCATTAGTCAATATGAAGAAAATAAGATCATTCATCATAATGAAGATTTTATAAATGAAATCATAAAAGATTTTGATGATTGGGATGCTAAAGATAATTATACCAAGGATGATTATGCAGTTTTAGAAATAGTGAACGATATACTCAAAAACTATGAGAGATTTAATATTTATAATAAGAAGCAACTTTATGTGTATATTAGAGAGGCTACGGATTTACCAAGCAGAAAAATAACGAAATCTTTAAAAAAGATAAAAATTACTTATGGTGATGTAAGAGATAGTTTTATAGGTTAGTATGGATGATAAAGAATTAAAGGAGAATGCCGAAAGGTATGTTGAATTATTATCTTCTTATAATACCTATATGGAGGCGTTAGAAAAAGTTATTCAAAAAGTAATTGAAACGCGAAAAGAGCTGGTTTTTTTAGAGGGTGAAATAGAAAAAGCAGGCGGAAAAATAAAAAATGTGGAGTGAATCATGAAAGTTGGTGGAGAGCCATTACAACAAGAATTTAATAGAGGATATGATTATATTCTTAACACATACGGCTCTGCTGAAAATATTATGCCTGGTAAAAATACTTGGTTATTATTAAGTAAAGGTATTGTTATAGATATTGATTTTAATATTGCAAAAAATTATAAAAATGCAGAAGGGCAACCTCCATTTAGTATATATGCTAAAATTATAGGAGAAGACTTAGATGTAGATGAGCCAGATTTGGAAGTAGAAAAGATATATTATTCACCACTATTACCCATTCATAATATATGCGTTCCCGAAATTGGAGAAGAGATTATTATTATGAGAGAAAGTAATATGCCTGGTTCTAAAGGATATTACTTTGGTCGGGTTTGCAATACTTCTTCTTTAAATTATTATGCTGCTCGAAAATATATGGACAATATTGATATAGCTCCCGTGTCGCCTGAATTTAAATATGGTTTTTCTTTTGATGTAGATAGATTAAGAGAAGATAGAATAAATGAAATGCCGAGTGATGAAATTCAATCCATTTCTATACCGGTTACTTTTGGAGATGTAGTGCAGCAAGGTCGTAGTCAAAGTTACATAAGACATTCATTTAATAGAAATAACAAAAAAGGAGTGCTTGAGCAAGGGCTAAGGCTTCAACAACAACATATTGGCAGTAATATAAATAATAGTATTTTTTCTACAGATGTTAATGGCGGTGATAGTTATGACCCTAGTATTGGACGATCTGCTACTAAAACTATTCATTTTGTTGATACTTCTATAAAAAGATTGGGGGATTATGGTTTAGCTTCTACTTTATTGGAACAACCATCGCAGGGTGAACTGGATGTCCCACCCGATAAATCTTTTATTGTTAATATGGCGGATGAAATATATAATATATCTACTAAACAACTTGATCAAAATGTATATCGTCAAGTATTAGGGGAAAAGTTAATTGCTCATCAACAAGAAACTAATATTTTAATGCGAAGTATGTTAAATGGCTTAACAGGGTTAGCTCAAACTACACAAGTTTTATTAGATGCTTTTGTGGATCATACTCATGCGCTTCCTAAAATAGATTTGAATTTGGAAAAAACTATCACTGCAAACGATAGGTATGTTATTCCGGCAAGATATAGTCAACAAAAGGATCAGATTATTAATGTGCCTAATAAAAGCGTGAGAATTAGAGTAGGGACTAAAAAGGGTGGGTATCGTAACTTGGAAGATGTACCTGTGTATAGCACTGTTACAGTTCCTGGTTTTACTAAAACTATAAAAATGCCGCCGAAGTTGGTGAGCCGGGCGCGCACACGGGTGCGTAGTAGAAAACAGAAAATTAATTTTGAAGCTATTATTGGCGGTCAAGAAAATCCTAGATTTACTGCTCCAGTAGAAACCGATAGCGGCGATGTAGAAAATCCAGCACCATTAGGTTTAAAAACAGAACAGGTAAATACGGATACTGAAAATTTAATAGAGTTATTTAACAATCAGAAAAACCAGTTAAATGTGATATTTAATAAAGCTACAGACTTCTTAAGTAGAAATCAATTTATTAATTAGAGATTAAAATGTTAGCACCAACAACACAAAATACTATAGATCCTTTTTATCCAGATGGATATATTTCTTCGGAACAAGATAGATCTAGAATAGTAGCTCAAAAGGAAAAATATGCGGCATCAGTAGGATCTATTAATTTTAAATTTCCTTTGAAATCTGCTAATAGGGGATTTTTTCAAGGCAATCAAACTACTATATTAGCTGTTAGAGAAGATATAAAAACTCTTTTAATGACCGTTAAGGGTGAAAGGGTGATGAATAAAAATATGGGCACAGATCTTCCGATATTAGCTGGCCAATTATTTGAACCTGTTCGTCAAACTGAATTGTTGGAAGAAATTAGATTAGAAATAACTAACGCTATTGAAACTTATTTATCTTTCATAAGTTTACAAAATATAGATCTTCTAACAAGTGAACAAGACCCTAGTTTAACGGTTAATCAAATAAGAATTTCACTAGCTTACATTATAAAAGACCAGCAAGCTATGGCTGATAGAGTGAAATTTACAGTAACTTCTGCGTAGAGAATAGATATGCCAATACAAAGTTTAAATAGAGATGTTAATTATTTATCTAAAGATTTTGATTCAATTAAAGCTGATTTAATTGATTATGTTAAAAGACATTTTCCAAATGAGTGGCGTGATTTTAATGATGCTTCTGGTGGAATGGCTATTTTAGACATGATGGCTTATATTGGAGATGTGTTATGTTTTAATATTGATCGACAAGTAAATGAAGCTTATATTAATCGAGCTATAGAAGTTAAAAATATAGTATCCTTAGCGGAAAATTTTGGATATCAACCAAGAAATAATACTCCCGCAATAGTTAACTTATCCGTAAGTGCTAACTTTACTACAGCTACTTCGGGCACCGAGCTTTGTAAAATTAAAAAAGGTGCTAAAATTTTTACTAACTACGAACCTATTGTTCCTTTTGAAATTTTGACAGATATTGATTTCTCTCAACCTGTAAATAGAGTCGTTAATGCAGATAATGGAGGTACTACTACGGTATCTATATCAAGTGTATCGGCTGCGGCTGGAGTAACTAAAACTTTTTCTTATAAAGTTAATGACGCAATTAAATTTTTAAAAATAACTTTACCAGATAGAAATGTTAGTGAAGTAGTTTCAGTGTCAGCGACTGATGGATCAGAATATCACCAAGTTAATTCACTGGCCGAGGATACAATTTTTGTAGGTGAAATTAACGGAGATGCAACATCTTCTGCAGATAGTGCTTATATTTTAAAACTTAAAAGGGTTCCTAAAAGATATACAGTTGAACTAGAACCAAATGGTTTAATGTCAGTTAGGTTCGGAGCCGGAATTTTAAATGAAGTTGATAGCGAAATTATCCCTAATCCTAATGATTTTGTTTTACCTCCTACATTAAGAGGTTCCCCTTCTGGTTTTTCAGCTTCTACAATACAATCTACTAATTTTTTGAAAACTAATTCTTTAGGTGTAGCACCACGAAATACAACTCTTGTTGTTACTTATAGACAAGGTGGTGGAGTAAACGGAAATGTTGGGCCAGGTGCTCTTACAAGATTTGTTGAAAAAGAACTACAATTTATTACTCCTAATTTTGCTAATGATAATGCGGATAAATCTCGTACTATATTTGATAGTATTGCGTGTAGTAATGCTGATCAAGCTACGGGTG